CAAGATTATAAGCAAAGCTGAGCAGAGCGCCTCTTTTTCCATCTGACATTTCATTCCAATGTGGAATTTTACGAAGTGCGGGAAGAAACTCATTCTTGCACTGTTCGATAAGCAGTGAATCTGCCTCTTGTTGTGTTAATGTATCGCCAAGTTTAAAGTGCGATCCATCCTTCTTACGAGTTGATCCCCAACCAATAGTGATTGGAAGACCACCAGTAAGAGGATCTGGATATGCCTTAAGATGGCATCCCTCAAACTCCTTAATTAATTTAATGCCCATTTGTGGCACATCATCACCACCTGTTACAGGAGCTGCAGCAGCAGGTGCTGGTGCAGCATTACCCTTTTTTCCTCTATAAATCTCCGCCCAATCAATATTATCTTCTAGATATTTGACAGGTAGATTGTCTTCTAACCACTGAACTGCCTTTACATGATTTGGGTTTCTTTCATCATAGAACTGAAAGAAATTATGAAGATCGATTTTTGCCATTGTTGTCTCCGAAATAACGTTGATAAAGTTCGTTTGCTTCTATATGCTTTCCGTGATTTGTAAGTTCTTTAATAACTTTCAACATCTTTGCCTTAAATCTAGTCGAAGATTCTGCCCCAGCCATCGTTGCCTCCTGGACACCACCGGTGCTTAAGAACTGCTTTGGTGTAAATGGTTTTCTTACCATTTGTTACCGGTCCAGTATAATTGTCATTAAGTGATCCATAAGGATCATTAACATAATATCCCTTACCGTCTGGAGTCTTACCAATTACAACACACATATGCCCACCAGTAGGTGCAGAAAGAGAACCCCTATGAAGGATACCAATAACAACAGGTTTCCCAGCATCAAGACTCTTATCAATATCAGCAAAAGAAAGATTGTAACTAAAGTGTGACTTAATTCCATAACCTGCCAGAACTTTCGTCTGAACCGCATGGTCAGTCGTGTCACCAATCGCAAATACTTTCTTGACATATTCGTCATCACCTTTAATGCTTCCTGGCTTAAGGAAAGCAAGACACATGGCACATGATGAACTGTTGCAAGTTCTATGTGCATCTCTATAGTTATCTACTTGATTGAAATATGGAACGTTTAGAACTTCTGGTGTAGGTGGTTTGGTTCTGAAAATTCCAATCCAATCAGTTTCTGCATCATCCAGAAAATCAGCAGGTAGGTTATCCTCTAACCATTGAACTGCTGCAACATGATTTGAATTCTTTTCGTCGTAAAATTTAAAAAAATTGTGAAGGTCTAGTGTCATCTCCCTCTCCTATGAACTCTAATGAGAAAATATCATGATCTGGAATTTCTGGATTCAACCATTCACTAAATTCAGATTGAATCGCATGGGCATCTTCAATATTTTTTTCACAGAGAGTATGAATACGATCAACTGCCCAATCATGTGTTTGGCGAAGAGTCTTTTCCAAAGTTTCCATAATCTTTTCGCATGTAGCGTCCTAGAATATTGCTATTATAGTACGCAGGAGAACCATCGTCAAGTGACTCTATCAACACATTATTTAGGAAAAGCTGTTTGGTTTCTTCGTAATTACACTGTCCTTTTGTTTTATGGAGGCTAAGTATTCTTCTGTCAAAGGATGATTTTCCCCAAAGGTTAACATCGACTTTGAGCTCGGGACAGGATCCGTAATACTTTTTCCAATCAGACTCTGATTTAACTTTTCTAGATTTTCCTGCTGGTTTGCGGAAACTCCAGAAATACTTTCTACCAATATACTTACGACCAGTCGGAATGCAGTGTATAAGATAAACAAAACCAAAATAATCTTGAATATCAGAAGACTCAAAAATTTCCCCATTGAATCTCCAAGGGTTTTCATAACTCATACTATAGAATCTTTATGAGATATTATTTATCCTTCAACCTTAGCAAAGCGATTTTAGCAATAAAAAAGGGGTTTGTCAACCCCTAAGTTTTATGTTATAATATAAGAAATAATTTTTTCTTTAATATATTCATCCCTTTGGTTTCCGATTTGGATTAGGCATGTTGGCAGTTCCTGGTCTATCGGTTTTAGAACCTCTACCACTTCTACCACCTCTTCTTGGTTGTTCACTTTGAGAGGCATATTGAGAATCAACACCGTGATGTGCTCTAGTTTTTGCTCTACCAGCAATTTGATTCATAACAGATGCTTTTGACCTTGGATTCTTAAATCTTGGACCTTCTGGTTTATATTCAGTTTTTGCACCTGGTTCATCTGCCTTCTCACTTGCTCTTCTGGCAAGTTTTTCAGTCGTTGTTTCTTCAAAAATACTTTGAATTGCATCCTCGTCCAATTGAGTCATAACATAATGAGCCTCGGAAATACTCTCTGCATGACCATTGTCTAACAAATACTCCATTACCAGATCATAAATGTCTTCTGGTTCATAGTGTGCATTTTGAAGTGTTGGCAATTTAGCACTAGTTGCTTTTGGTTCTTGTCCTTTTGGATAAACAAGAGTTCCACCACCCAGTCCAGAACCTGGTTTCAGTTTCACAGATCCACCAACATTCTCATCAATTGTATCAAATTGCTCTTTTCTGTATCCACCACTTGTTGCAGTTGGAGTTCTTCTTCCAGATCCAACAGGTGCAAGAACTGCTGATGCTGCCTTACCAACAGGATTGGTTTTCATAAAATTAGAAGCTTTATCTAAACCAGTTTTCACCACCGCCTGAATGTTTTCATCAACGATCTCAACTTCTTCCTTTTTAACAGTTCCACCCTTATTAAATCCAGGAATTCTTCCCTTTAGTGGTTCTGTTACTTTATCATACATCTGACCACCCCTCTGTCTTCCTAAAACTTCACCAACTTTACCCGCTCCAGGGATACCAGTTTGTCTACCCTTATTTGCACCGATCATTCCACCGGCAGTCTCTGCAGCACTTCTACCAATATCTAGAAGTCCTTCTTCCACTGATTTACCTTTTGGTTCATAAGACATTGTAAGACCACCCTTTACAACCGATTTAAGAGGACGAGATCCACCTCCATGAGAAAACTCTCTACTTCTTGGTTGTGGTAAAACCTTTTCAAATTCTCTACTTCTTGGTTGTGGTTTTTGTGCAGCAGATCCTCCAGAAGAATTAGCAGAATGACTTAATTCTGGACCTCTCATTCCAGAGGCATTCTGTTTTGCTCTCTGCATATCTCTATAATCTTGGACTGGATCTTCAGTGATAGTTTGTTCACCGAGTCTCTTTGCTGCCTTGTCAGCTAGACTATGAACACCTCTTGCAGTTCCAGCAACTGCTCTTGCACCAAGACCTAATACTTTCTTAACACCTTTTTTAAGTAATGATCCTGCTGCTCTGCGGATTGAACCACCTGAAGAACCAGAAGATTGGGAAGATTGTGCTTGTGATTTTGATGATGTAGACGTAGAAGAAGATGAGGTTGATTCTTCTTCACTACTATCTTCAGAACCCTTCTTATATCCCGAAGAAACCGCTTGTCCAGCCTTTTTAGCATACTTGACTGCTTTTCCTGCTGCCTCTCCAGCGCCGCTTAAAGCTGCCTTTCCTGCGGTTTTAGCAGCACCCTTTGCCATTTTACCAGCAGCATATGCACTAACTGCTGCTCCTGCTGCTTTTTGTTTGATTTTAGATCCAACTTTTTTAACCGCACCCTTTACCTTCTCAATAGTTTCTGCTCTTTTTGCAGCAGATGCAGCAGATCTTTTTGACTGTGTAGTTGCTTTATTATACGCGCCTGATTCTTTTGATCCCGCTGGTGCATATGGATTCAACTCCATCAATACTTCTTCATTCAATGCAGTAATAGAATTATCAAGAGACTCTACTAATACAGTTTCAATATCATCAATCTCATATCCCTCTTCCAGATATTCATAAAAAACTTCTTCAATGACTTCTTCAATCAGATCATCAGTGAGTTCATCGACCTGATCATCGGTCATCTCATCAAGGATAGTTTCAAACTTTGGAGCATAGATTTTATTATACGCTTCGTATAGATTTTTAATATCAGATGGGAGCATTGTTTTATACTTATGGGAATTCCTAGGAATATTTATAAAAAAAGAGGGTCTTTCGACCCTCATTTCACATCATCATTACATTTTCCCAACCACTCTTTATAGTAATCATAATCACCAAACAAATATTCATCACATTCTGCTGCCTCTTTATAGGCATTAATGATGTCTTGTTCTACCCATTCATCATAATTGGAATCCTGAGAAAGTATCTTTGGTAACATCTTGTTTAATCCCACCTACTATGTATGACTCGACTTCTGTTTCTTGTGGTGCCACTTGTAATCCTTTAGAACTGATCCAATGTTCCGTCCAAGGGAGTGGGTTATTTTTGGCAGAAATGTCATAAAGTGGTTTGAGACCAATTGCCTTCATTCTACGGTTTGCAATCCATTCGACATATTGCTGTAGCAATTTGTCATTGAGACCAATCATTGATCCATCCTTGAACAGGTACTCTGCCCAAAGTTTTTCTTGATCTACAGCATTCTCAAATGCCTTATAGAACCATTGCTCTTCTTCTTTGGCAATACGTGCCATCTCAGGATCATCACCCTCTTTCCACTTGTTCAGGATATTCTGAGTAATGACTAGGTGCTGGTTCTCATCACGAGCAATCAATGAGATGATTTTTGCACTTCCCTCCATAAGTTTGAGCTCGCCAAACGCAAAACTACAAGCGAAGCTGACGTAAAAGCGAATACCTTCAAGAATATTAACGTTTGCAACTGCTCTGAAAAGTTTTCGTTTGAGTTCATACCTTGCTTCTTGTGCGTA